TTACTTAACAATTGATTTATTGAACAATAACAGCAAAGTTGTAAATGCCATTGGGAAGGATTGAAACCTAACCTTTCTCTTTGTTCTTGAATTTGTGAGAAGAGTGATCTAAACCTTCTGTTATTTACATTTGGGTAATTATAATAAACTTTAGAAATTATTTTCACTTTATTTTTTGTTTTTAAAGATGCTTCTTTAATAACTTCCAAGGAATTATCATAGTCATTACAAGTATGAATAAATAACCCGTCTTTTATTTGTTTTTCTCTATGACGTTGAAGTTCTGCAAGTCTTGACGTTTCCATACTTTGGGCAACTTTTTTATTTTTTTCTAATTTTTTATTCACCAATACCTCACTAGTTCAATTAATTCTATTATAACAATTAATCCTAAAAATAAAGCTAAAAGTGTATGATATATATTCCAAAGAACATAATAATTTTTCTGTGGATATTTTTTAGAAGATTGTTTTTTTCCGTCTGCCATCAAAATCCTTACCACCAAAAGGTGTGCCACCTACTCCCATTCCTGCAGGTGCTCCTGTTCTTGAGCCACCTGTTTTTGCTGTAAGTTTGCTTTTTAATCCAGAGGCAAGTTTTTGTTTTAATTTTGCAAGTTGGGTTTTAATTTTTTGTTTAAGAGAAGGTTTGGCATTTTTCATTTTTTCTGCCATTTTTTTACCAATTCTTTTTCCTACTTCTTTTTGTTGATCTTTTGGTAAATCCTTTATTTTGTTCACAGCCGTTTGTAACTTTTGTCTATTCTTTGCTTCTTTTAATTTTTTTAATCCATATCCTCCTGCTAATAAACTAAATGCCGCTGTTCCTGTTGCTAAATTTTCAAGTGCTTGACTAGGAATACTTACATCTTTTCTTTGTTTATTTTGTGATTCTATTTTTCTTTTTCTTTCCCCTTCGTTATCTGTTTTACGAACATCATCTTTACTTGTTTTAACTTCTTTTTGTTTAGATGGCGATCCTTTTTGTTCTTTTGATTTTTGTTCCTCTTTTACTTTTTTAACAGCATCAAAAATACTTTTTGTTCGTTTTCTACTTTTTCTTTCTGATTCAATAGCATTCTTATCTGATCTAAAATCTTCACGTTTCTTTGGTTCGCCTTTAGTAGAAATAGTTACTTTACCATCTTCACGTCTTCTAAGTTCATACTTTCGTTTTCCCATTGCACGAAGTTTATAGTCAGTAGGATTTTTTCGTAATTCTTGTTCGTATGTTCCTGTATAAGCCATAATGTTATTATCCTTGCTTTTTCTTTTTTGTCAACATAAGCACTTTTCTTTTTACTTTGGCTGACAAGTCTTTAAAGTGAAATAATTTTTTACTAGAAGATGTATGTGTCTTGCCAGAGTGTAAAGAACCATCAGGCATTTTATGAGTTCCGCCTTTGTGTTCTTTACCATCTTTATCGTAATGAGGAACGCCTTTCATTACTTCTTCTTCTTCTTTTTAGTTTTCATTGGTTTTGGCATTTTATATCCGGGCATTATTTCTTTCCTTTCTTTTTTTTATTTTTTAATCGTATTGACATTGCTTTGGCTTTACGTCTTGCATCAGCTTTACTTGAGGCACCCCACGCTCTTAATGACAAAAGTAAACGAGTTGGTCTACCTTTGCTATCTCGTTCAGGCCCCGGCATATTTCCCATCCGTGCTAAAAAAGATGCCCGTCTAGGATTATCTCCAGACTTGACCGGTGCTTTTAATGTACCACCTGTTTGTCTTTTATAAGATGCACGACCTTTTGCATTTAATCCTCCTTTAGGATTCTTTCCTGCCTTTCTTTGCCACGCCGGTGATTTAGCCATTAGAATACCACGTACAAGATCATTGATACAATTATGTAAGTAACCATAACCGAACCTTAACAGAAAAAAAAAAAAATTACAAGCAACGAACCTTAAACGACTCTAACGAGTGAGTAGGACTTCTCTATAAGATGCAAGGGTATTTTTTAGACCCCACCTGCTTACACAGGTGGATGTGCAAAAAAACAGTCCTTGATATCACTTGAGGTCAATATTGATTGAGAAATCACCTTTGACCATATGTTGATGTTTATCTGGTGCTTTGAATCCTGCCCTATCAAGTATATCCTTACTGGCTTCAAGTTGTACATACTCTGACTTCGCACCAGAACATAAGTCAAGCAACCTTGATTGCGCTTTAACTGCACTCATCCCCAAGTTATGTTGTATCTGTTCAAACATATACTGCTGTACCTTTGGATTTCGTAGCATACGACTTGCACTTACTCTTGATGAGTTTCCTTTATATCCTGCGAGTTTTGACGCTTCAGTTATTGTACATCCCGTAGCTACGAGAGTATCAACTAACTTCTTTGCTTTGGGAGTAATTTGATTGCTTTCTTTTATTGCAACGGACATAATCTTCATATATCAGCAACTGTTAAAAAAGTCAACATACTAACTATCGGTGTGCTTCGCACTCTTTGTTTATTCTGAATCTAAAAAAATCTGTACCAAATGAGGATACACAGTTTTATGATTAGTACTAAATGGGTTGAGTGAATCAGTTTTCACTTGTTTCCTTCTTCCCTCAAGATGAAACATCATCTACTAATTTCACCACATTCAGATTGTCCACCCAAACCAATAAAATCTCCGACAAAAACAAATGTACATATAACTCAATCAATCATTCCATATTTTACTCCTTCGCTTGACCACATTAAAACGTTGTATCTTTACACCTCCATACAAAAATTATCGCTCCATTTGGGTGTTCTCCAAACTGTTAAGATAATTTTGAACTCTTTGCAAATGTAGAGAATTTAAGTTTCCCATACATTTATCAATAACCACAAGTAATGAGCGTAACTTTCATCAGTAACAACATACCATCTGAAATAGGTTACACATATCGTCATTCCATCTACTCTGTGAACCCTTTGACAATATACTAAATGATACTGTTGCTCCTAATTTAGAAGAAACATTTTGCACTCCTGTTGTTATTGTAGTATTTGCATATCTATTCCCCTCTCTTTGGGTAGTTTGGATTGCCGATTCTACTATGTCATATGCCAGATTTCACCTACAACATTGCATCAAAATAAATATTTACTAACAATCCCATAGTCATAGGTCAATCTTTTTGCCTCTTGTGGGAGTCAAAAAGATATGGATTTCTGGGGGAAATCCCCCTACTCCTTGGTTTGTTGCAAATATTTTTTTTGACAGGCCATAGTCGTTCCTTGGTATGGTGCATATGTTGTAGGTGAAATCTGGATATGAATAGTTGAATGCGTCAATCAAAACTAACAAAGAAAGGAGAATTGATATGGCAAATTCTACAACAACAACAAGAGCACAAAATGTTTCTTCTAAATTACTCACCCTTGATGATACTGTCAAAGCGTTCACAGAGCAGATGGATTCCTCAATGGTTCCACCTATTTCTGATGGTATGTCTTATACTGATGAAAGTTACGACATTACTTGGAACATTGATAACATCTTATTGTATGGGAGAACATTAAATTATCTACATTCACAAAGAGATAATAAACAAAATTATCTTAACAGTTTGGAGAACACTCTTGACCAAATGGAGGAACGAGAATCTTTGTATGGAGATGAAAAGATTACAGAACAACGTTCCAAATGTGGTCAAGCTCAGGAAGTCGTTAAAAATATGAAACGATTGATTGAGTTATATGTTCAGTTGTTTAATAAGTTTGTCGGTGATTTCATTGGTTTAGATGGTCATTCTGAATCAGATGTGGCAAAATTAGTTGATGACGTTTCTAAACATCTTGAGATGAAGAAGCGAAACAATATGAAAACTAATTCTAAATACTCAACCGACATTTAATACTAATCATAAAACTCTGTATCGTTCATTCGGTACAGAGTTTTTTTATATTCATAAAGGATTGTAATATGGCTTTTCGTTATCATTTAATTTTATTTTCAGTATTTATTTATTCTTCTATTGTCGTCATAGATGGTTGGCATAAGAGTGAATTTGAATTCTGGACATCATTGCTATACTTTTGTACATACATATCAATATATGGAGTTGAATTGGTCAAACATATATCCAAGAGTAAGTGACCCCCCCCTCACTCGTCCCTCACTCGGGGGGGGTCACTATCATAGCA